GATGCCTCCTGCTGCTGTGTATAGACTTATCGGTATCCCATTGCGAGCCAGCACCGATTCCAACCTATCCTTTTCTTTGCGTGCTCCTTGTGCCTTGATCCTGCAATAGAGTTCTTCAAGGCTGTTGCTCGGCACTTTGATACTGGGCCGTGGTGTCCTGCCTGCACGGAGTGGCAAGGCTCGTAATGCCCACTCTCTTTCAGTGGCTTGTGCTTCCTTAAGGAATAGGTTGCGGAATATATCATTACCCATGCTCTTTTTGAAGCTCTCCCAGGCCCTTTCAGTGGTCAGTGGGTATTTCTTGTACAACGTTGCAATAACTTCCTGCATCCCTGGGCAAGGCAGTTTCCAATACGGATATGCACTTTCAGGTGCTTCTCCTGCTCTCAGGTTCAGGTCTTGCACAGGCACAGAATGCCACATTGGGTGTCGCTGCGCCGAGTCTGCCGGCAACAATGATGTCCAGTCCAGCTTCAGCTTCTTATCACCGTCTCTGATGGTGTACACGCTGTCAAGGTATTTCCGAGTGACTGCTTCCAGTGCGCCTGTTTGAGCGCCTCGGCAAGCTAGTAGCCATACCTGTGTCGTGATGCTTTCAAGTGCCGCAGAGTACCAGTTCGAGGCAGGCTTATACCAGTTCCCTGTGACAAGCGTAGCTATGGCTGATGAAAGTGGTTGCACTGGGGCTTCATCGTGGTACAGCATGACCTTCAAGTATTCGTGGCGGCTCGGAGATAACAGCTGCTTGACTGGTTGCAGGTGCCATCCAAGTGCAATGTGGATGCTCACGTATACTTTAGCTGCTGCTGCATTCACGAAGTACGCATCCTCATCATCACCACAGTAGTACGTTTCTAGCGGTGTTGGTACTCCATCACATGCCATAAGACGCTGCACCATCCGAGAATAGATGCAGTGCAGCAGGCTGTTGTCACGTGCTGTGTCACGCTGCCCGCTAAACAACCCATGCCAATGCCTCCGTCGTTCTGGTTTGTCTGTCCACCGGCGGCAGGTAGATAGGGCGGTCCACAGTGCGGCATATGCTTTGCAGCCATGGACTGCCCTGTCGCTCCCACGCTGCAACCACTCTCGG